ACCGGACGATGGTGCCGGCGCGGGCCCGGGACTCGATGAGGCCTTCGTTGGCGAGGAGCCGGAGTGCGTTGCGGATGGTGGTCTCGGAGACGTCGTAGGCGTCGCAGAGTTCGGGGAGGGTGGGGATGCGGTCGCCGGGCCCGAACTCACCAGAAGTGATGCGTTGCCGCAGGTCGGCGGCGATGCGCAGGTACTCGGGTCGTGCCACGGCGATACTCCCGCCTCGGATGATCGCGTCAATCTGAGTACGCATACTCTCCCGTCCCGCTTGACCAGCGCCAATCACGCCGACATTCTGAGTACAGATAACCACTAGCTGTACTCAGATAGCTACGGGTCGCGAGGTACATCCATGCCGGAAACAGGCACACCGGAAACCGGAACATCCTGGAAAAGAGCCTTCAAGGGGACACCCATTGATGCCTCCGAAGTCCGCACATGGATCGCCGCCCGCGTACCCCACCCCGACGCCCCGGCCGTCGCGAACGAACTCTTCGTCGCAGTCCTCGCCAACGGCGCCGACCTCATCGAAATGACCATCTCCACCGCAGGCACCCGCACCCGCATCACCGCCACCGGCCCCGACCCGATACCGCTCAGGCACAGCCACGGCCCCGGCTGGCCCATCATCTCGGCCCTCGCCCACATCACCGGCCTCACCCCCGACGAGACCGGCCTGTGGGCGCAGATGCCCGAGACGGAGCGCACGTGAAGGGGCCCCAGCGCAGGCGCCGCCCCGCCTGGTGCTCATGGCATAACGGCCTGAGCGACACCGCACTCCTCGTCCGCGTCCACACCGAAGCAGCGTCAGGCCCCAACGGCGGCCTTCTCTACGCCTGCGCCCGCTGCCGCCAGCAACACGACCTGACCCCGCTGACGGAGAGGAACCCGTCCTGAGCCCGCAGCCCCGCACCGCAGCCGAAGACCGTGTGGAAGCGGCGTACGCCGTCATGCTCGATCACGTCGCCGGATGCGACCACTGCCGCGCCATCCGCCTCAACCAGACGCGCCCCGACAACGCCAACGGCGTGTGCGCTGAGGGGGACCGCCTGATACAGGCCCACCGGTCCGCGAAACGCCGAGCCCGCGAGGAGAACCAGCGATGACCCAGACCACACCCGCCGTCCAGGCCGCGCAGTCCGCCGGCCGCGCCGCAGGCTACTGCTGGATGCGGCACCCCAGCGGGCGCGCGCACTGCACCAGGCCGCCACACAGCGACAACCAGCACGTCGACCACTACAACGGCCGCCCCTCGCTGACCGCAACGTCAGGAACCGAGTGGCAGGCGGTAGACCCCGAGTGACTCCCCTGGCGCCGTTTCGTGAGTGTTCCGGCGCCGGGGTGAGACCGCCCGATGGTGACCCTTCCTGGAGGGGTGGGCGGTCAGGTGACCCGCGGCCGGACGTCCCCCGTCGACGGCCGCGGGTCACCGCACCAAATCCGACAACGACACACCGAGAGCGTCGGCGATGAGCAGCAGGTCGTTCAGATCCGGAATTCGCGCAGCGTACTCCCACCGGTGGATTGTCCGATGATCGCGGCCGATACGTTCCCCGAGCTGGATCTGGGTGAGGCCGGCGTGGTGGCGGGCATCGCGGAGGCGTTCCCCGATCTCCCGGCGGCGGACGGCTACCCAGGCGGGCATGGGGTCGAGTGGCACCCGCCCCACGCTGTAGCGATCATGGTTCTATGTCTTTGCCTGGCTGGGCAAATTTAATGATCTTGAGTCGGGGGATCCATAGACCGCCGCGACTTCACCGGCGTGCCGCCCGGTCGCGGTACGGAAGCGGTCGGGTGGCGCGTACGCATCTCCGCGCATTCGGCCGTTAGGCGCTAAGACTCGGTCAAGGCGCCCCGCCCCGCCTCCGCTTGGAGGCGGGGCGGTTTACCTTTGGACATCAGAAGGCCCCCACTGCAACAGAGGTGCGGTGGGGGCCCTCGCCTGTGCGGGCCGGTCTCCCCACCGGGCTCCGTACAGGTCTTGCGAGAGGCGCATCTCAGGCGCGTGTGGGGAGACACGCCTGCCCCTCTCGCGAGCGCCATGCTACGTGGTGTTTGAACATAGTCCAGTCCCCCATACGGGTGAGGGTGGACAGGATCCCGTGGGGATGTGGCATACATGTGGCACTTGATCATGAAACAGGCCTCCCGTTCGAATAAACGGAAGGCCTGTCACCTCTCTGACCTGCTGCGCAAGCTGTGCCCCCGGCAGGATTCGAACCTGCGACACCCGCTTTAGGAGAAAACGTAAAGCGATCATGAGTCTCAGTGAGTCCATTGGCGGCTCAGTGAGTCCACGATAACAAGGGCTCGGCCTGCGCAAACAAGTCTCAGTGAGCCTCAGTGAGGATCAATGAGGGGGTGTTGTGGCATCCATGTGGCATCTAGCCCGCCACCGCCCGCAGCTTTCGAACAGAGCCCTTCTGCTGCGGCACCATCGCCGCGAGCACCTGAGCCGCAACATCCTCCGCAGAGTGCTGGTACAGCCACGTCACCTTCGACCCGCGGTCGTGGCCCATGACCGTCTGCACGTCCTTCTCCGGGACACCCAAGTCCTTGAGCCGGGTGGCGAACACGTGCCGCAGATCGTGCACCCGGGGCCACCACTCATGCCGGCCGGTGTCCTCGTTCTTCACCTTCCGAGCCAGGCCAGCGTCCTGAATCGCGGGGATCCACGTCCGGCGGAAGTTGTGCCGCGTCAAGGCACCACCGTTCGGGCCCCGGAACACCAGCTCGTCCGCATGCAGGTCCCGGCCGTCACCGATAGGGGAGACGGTGTCGACGGGCTTGAACCGTGCAGCCATGATCTGAACCGCCTCGATGGCCTCCGGGGTCAGCGGCACCGTACGGAAGCCGGCCGCACTCTTGGGCGCCGCCTTCCGGAACAGCTTGCCCCGGTCCTCGCTGAGCACTTCCTTCACCTTGAGGTGTTCGCCGTCGAGGTCGACGTGGGCCCAACGCAGGCCAGTGGCCTCGCCCCACCGAAGGCCAGTCTCCTCAAGGAAGATGACGATGGGGCGATACGTCCACGGGACGTTCTCTCGGATCAGCCTGCACTGCTCTCGCGTCGGTGGCCGGGTGTCCTCGACGTCTCGCTTCGGTGCCGCGTCTAGCTGCACCTCGGCGGCCGGGTTGAACGGGATGCGCCGCCCGTCCCGGACGGCGTCGCGGAGCATCTGGTTCATCAGCTCCAACACCTTCCGCCTGGTGTGGTGGCCCTTCACCTCGGTCGTGATCCACTTCTGAAGCTCGATGAACTCCAGATCACACAGCTTCCAGTTGCCCCACTTCGGCTCGATGTGGGCCCGCCAGTTGGACAGCTTTCGGTTCGTCGTCGTCACGGCGCGCTGCGGCTGCGCAGGCCACCACGTGTCCCACCACTGGGAGACCGTGATCTCGCCGCGCCTTGGGTCGGCGTACGTCCGCCTGCGCACACGGGTACGGACCTCGTCGAGGAACGCCTCAGCTGCCTTCTTGCCGCCGTCCGCGATGGGGAAGCACTTCTGCTTCTGCTTCCCGTCCGGGTCCCGGTAGCGGGCCTGCCATGAGCCGATGCAGTCCCGTCGGCGGTTGCGCTCGCCATGCTGCTCGGGAGGGTAAGCCTCCCAGCACTTCGGGCAGCCGCATGTCTTCTGCCGTAGTTGCCGTGGGTTGTTCGAGGCCCTACGCCCCATGCTTCACCACCTGCTCACTCCTTCTCTGAAGGGGGATGCGGGGCGTCATGTCAACGGGCGCCCCGCACCAGCAGACTGCACCCAACTCAGGCTGTGGAACTACAAGTTCGCGGAGGATGGCGCGGACGAGCGTCACGGAGTGCGCGGGTTCGAGGTCGCGCGGGAGGGTGATCACGCGCTCATCGGCATCGAAGGCCGGAAGGGTATTAGGTGAGGCAAAGCTAACGCGCACGCACATGGATACCCCCGGAAGTGCAGGCAGATTGGACCTGTCACCGATGGGGGAGCATCGGCGCGTGCGACCGACCGTACCCCTATGTGATGGAAATATCGACCACTGTTGAGCGTGTTGTTGACAAGCCCTCACAGGGAGTGAGCGGAGTCGCTCAAGCAGAGACTCGCCGCGGAGCCAAAGGGTTGTACTACTGACCGGTCCGGTTCATCTCGTTCAGTGCCCGCATCTCAACTTCCTTCGCGCGCCGCTGGTCTGCCGTGAGGCCGCGGTACAGCTCTAGGATGCGCGCCTCGCCCTCCGGGTCCATGGGGCCGGGCGACGTCCTGGAAGCTGCGCGGAAGACGGCGTCTCTGTTGAGGTTGAACTCGCGGGCGAGGGCTTCGAGGTTCTTCTGTGCGGGGCCTCGCCCTGTGCCGCGCTTGCGGTGCACCCAGGCGTTGACGGTGGCAGGGGCAACGCCGATGCGGCGCGCGATCGCGGTGTCGCTCAGGTCGTGTTCGGCCTTGAGTCGCGCGAGCAGCTGCGCCAGGTCTTCGGTGCGCTCCTGGGGGTCTGTCACGGGCTAAGAGTGCATGTGGATCTTCTACTTTCGCAAGTGAAAGTAGAAGTGTGGCGCGTTTCCGTGCGGCGCGTGACCTCCCCGCCACGCGCCGTTGTGCACGGCATATGTCACCAGACTAGAACGCGCGTTCGATCGACGCTGCTACTCGGTGACACTCACCGAAACTCACGCCAACTCACTTGACCTCACTGACACTGACACAGTAGAAATGTGTCAACGGCAGCGCAAGCCGCCGAGCAGTTCCCAACGGGTGTGAGGCGTACGCATGACCGACCTGATCCGCAAGAGCGAAGGCAAGCCACTCCGAGACGCAATGGCACGTCGAGGAGTGACGCAAGCCGAACTCGCCGCCCGAACCCAGGCGGTGGACGTCCGCGGGCAGGGGGTGAGCGTCTCCACCGTCGTCAAAGTCACCGGCCGAGGCAAGACCGCGGCCGAACGGTGCCGACTCCGAACAGCGTGGCTCCTTGCCACGGCGCTAGAGGAACCGCTCCAGGACCACTTCGACATGCCCTCAGTCTCTACTGACACAGTGGAAAGGTGAACCCCCATGGCGACTCAGACCCTCGCTGAGCGCACCGAGACGCTCCGCCCCACCGGACTCTCCCCCCTCCTCACGACCGCCCAGCTCATGGCCCGCTACGCGGTCTCGAACTGGACCGTGAACGAGTGGGTGAAGAAGGGGTGCCCCGTCGAGCCGACCAGCTTCCGCGGCCGCCGCTTCGACCTGGACGCCGTCCGCCAGTGGATGGCCGATCAGTCCACGGACGCGGCCGCCCCGCCGGCCCCCACGCACATCCCCCGCCGTCGCCGCGGCGACGCCTGACCCCATCAACGCCGAAGGGCCGCCCCCTTGCCCGGATGACGGCCCCCGACTCGGCGACCCCAACCCATCAGAGAAAGAAGAGGTCACCGTGACCACATCATTGCAGACCAGCAGCGGGGTTCGGCCACTGCAACAATCGCCGCAGGCGGTCGTGGACCGTGACGGAGACGTGTGGGTTCCGACCGGCCGCGTGGCGACGGACGGGCAGCCGTTGATGGAGTGCCCGCAACCGTCGGACCCGGAGGACGCGGGTGTTGGTGAGTCGTTCGCGTGGACGTGGCGGCTGGTTGAGACGGCGTTTGGTCCGCTGAAGCCGGTGTCGTTGTGAGCGCCCCGACGACGCATGACCCGTTGGTTGTGACGACGCGGGACGGTGTGACGTGGGTGCGGCGGGCGGTCGTTGAGGGCCGTGGCCTGTACGCGGTGACGGACTCCTGCAAGTGCCCCGAGTATCTGATGGCGACGCTGGCGGAGTTGGCGGAGCACGGGATTGTCGGGTCGGCGGATGCGTTGCCGGTGCCGGTCGCGCCGGAGCCGCAGGGCGAGTTCTACATGTTCCTGCACCACGAGAACCGGGTCTCGCACGACCTCGATCCGCTGAAGCACCTCGTCGGCTACGGCCGCCGCGACGCGACCACGGGCATGCTGCACGGTCACATCCGCTGGCCTGACGGCACGACTCCGACGCCGTTCGGTTGCCGCTGGTGCGGGACGGAGCAGGGTGGTCATGGCCGCCGCTGGATGCCGGGTAAGGGCATGCACGGCTGGGTGCGGCCGACTGAGGCGCAGATGAAGGCGCGGATGCTGGCCCGCCGGAACGCTCGGAAGGCGGTGTGCCGGTGCCCGCAGGACGACGAGTGGCGTCCGTTCGCGCCGGTCTTCGACCCGTACGCGTGCGCGGCCGACGACTGCCACGGCTACACCTCTGAGACGGACCCGTTCGGCGGGGGCTCGTACTGGCGGTCCGTCCTCACGCGGAGCGCCGAGGTGTCCCGCAAGTGCGGCCAGTGCGACTACCGGACGTCGGTGTGGCACGTCGATGACGGGTCGGCCGAGGAAGAGCTGCACCGTCACGTCGTCCGCGTCCACGGCGCCCACCTCGTTGGGGGTGGGTCGTGAGCCGCACCCATGACCTCGCCGAGTGGGCGGCGTTCTTGTCGCTCGGTGTCGGTGTCCACGCGTCGTTCTCGGTCGGCTGGTTCCTCCTCGTCGACTCGGACTCGGTCCGCGACTTCGACCCGCGTCCGGCCGTGTACCGGGCGCTGGAGTCGGGCCGGTTCGACGCCGTGCTGATCGCGATCCCGGCCGCCAAGGACACCGCCCGCGCTGCTGCTGTTCGCGTGCAGCGTGCCCCGCTGGATGCCGCTCTGACGGCTGCCGCGCTTCTTGCTCTTCTCCTCCCCGCCACGGAAGGCGCCACCCGATGAACCGCCTCATCCGCGACCACTGGTACCGGGCCGACACCAACGACCAGCCCTGCCTCCGTGACGGCTGCGGGCGCCCGCAGGCCGAGCACGTCGAGTCGTGCGGCGAGTGGATGGACCCGCGCCACTGGTTCATCCCCACCCTCCGTCGCCCGTCCCGCTGCGTCCGCTGTTCCCGGCCCTTCGGCCACAGCACGCACCGCGCCTCCCGCGCCTCCCGCCGTCTTTGGAGCAACCGATGAACCGCATCCGCTTGTACCTGCACCGCCTGTTCCGGCGGCCCGCGATCACTGGCCCGTACCGCGTGTACATCCGCCGCATCCCCACCGGTGTGACGCTCGACCTCTCGGACTACCTCGTCGCGATGATCGAGACGATCGCCGACAACCCCGACCTGATGGATCTCCTGGCGGAGATCGAGGAGGACCGCAGGAACGCCCACGCCCACAAGCACGACGGGTGGGAGCCCGAGGCGCTGCTCGTCGAGCAGCTGTGCGCGGCGCTCGGCTACGAACTGCCGGTGTACGGGCCGGGCGTGGCGGCGTTCGCGGATCGGCTGCGGGCATTGGCTCCGGCCGCTTCGGTCGCGGCGGTCCCCGCGCAGCGCACCCACGGCGGTGCGGCATGAAGTGCGGCGAGCCGAAGCCCGGAGACACCTGGCGCACCTGCGACAAGAACCTCAACCACAGCGGCGACCACCGCTACCTCAATGAGTCGTGGCCGCGCCCCGTACCCAACGAGCCCAACCCGGACGTCGCCGAACTCCTCGACTCCACCATCCCGCCCCACACGTGGGGGCTTCAGGAGCGCAGTTACCCGGTCATCGTCGTCGAGACCACCGTCCGCGTGCTGTGGGTGGACGCCGGGTCCGAGGACGACGCGGTCGCCTACTGGGCCGACGACTACACCGACATCCCGCTGAAGGGCGCTGATGTCCTGGATGCCGATCTGGAGTTCCGGCGCTTGGACGAGGTCGAGTGGCAGGTGGTGCGCCGTTCGAACCGCGCCGAGAACAAGGTCGGGCCGCTCATCGCGTGCCCGGACTGCGGACGGGAGGACTTCCGCCGGGAGTGGTTCCACGACCCGTACAGGAAGTGCCACGGCCCGATCGTGTGGCGTTCGCCGTCGGGACGCCACCACTTCCGGACCCACCAGCAGACGCCCGTGTTCTCGGGGGGTACGTCATGAGCGATCCCACCTGGATCTGCACGAACAACCCGTGGCACGACTGGGACGGCCTGACCTGCCGCTGGTGCGACGCCACCCGCACTCCCGCTGAGGCGATCGTGTCGGGGCTCGCCAGCAGGCGGGGCGGGACTGAGGACGCCGCGAAGGCGCTCCTCGACGCCCACCACGCCGAGCAGCGGCGGGAGGGCGCCCGCCTCCTCGAAGACGCCGCGTGCGACGCCGACTGGACCCGTACGCCGGACTTTTGCGCCGGGCTCCGCGCAGGCGCCGAACTCCTACTCGCCGCCGGAGAGAAGGCCACCGCTGAGGCGGCGACGGCCACTCCCGCGCTGACCGTGTACCGGGCCTCACACGACTCGATCGTCATGGGCCTGTACACCACGGCCGCCGAAGCCCGGAAGCACTGCGAGGCGGAGGAACGCCGCGCATGGGCCAAGTCCGAGACCCCCACCTTCGACTGGATCGAGGACGACGAAGACGGCGTCGCCGAGATGACCGCCTTCGTCGGCGGCGAAGAGTGCGAGACCGGCTACGTCGTAACCGCCCTGGAGATCGCCTCCAAGTACGACCCGGAGGCCGACGAGTGACCACCCGCCACAGGGTGTGGACCGCCCTCCACTGGACGACCGTCACCACCGTCGCCCTCCTCTCCGCCCAATGGGCCCCCTTCGACGGCCTGTACGCCACCGCCGCCACCGCCGTCATCGCCGCCGGTGTCGGACTCATCGGCATCGCCACCGCACCACACACGGGAGCACGCCCGTGACCAACCCCAAGCACGCCCAGGACACCGACAACGGTCGCTACTACACCGACCCCGCCGGCGGACCGGACCTCGTCTCCGTCACCAACGTCCTGGGCACCTCCGTCCACAAGCACGGCCTCATGCCGTGGGCCGTCAAGGTCACCGTCGAATGGATCCTCGACCACCGCATCGAGGTCGCCCGCCGGGCCATCACCGACCGGGCCGCCCTCATCAAGGAACTCAAGCAGATCCACATCGACGTGCGGGACACGGCGTCCGACCTCGGCACCCTCATCCACAAGGTTGCCGAACAGAGGCTCCTCGGCGCCCCGTTCGCGGTCGACGCGACCGCCGCCCCATACCTCGCCCAACTGGAAGCGTTCCTCGGGTTCTGGGGCGTCGACATCGACAAGCACGTCGAAGCCACCGAGATCACCTGCCTGCACCGCCGTCTCGGCTACGCCGGCACCGCCGACCTCATGGTCTGGCTGCCCACCGGTGAAGGCCGCGCGCGTGAGCTGTGGCTGATCGACTTCAAGACGTCGGCCACCCGCTCCGCCAAGGACGTCTACCCGGAGAACACCCAGCAGCTCGCCGCCTTGCGCTACTGCGAGACGGTCCTGCTCCCGGACGACACCGAGCAGCCGATGCCGAAGATCCAGCGGACCGGTGTCCTGAACCTGCGGGCCAAGTCCCACGCCCTCGTCGAGATGCCCGCCGGACGCGACGCCCACAAGGCGTTCCGCGGTGCCCTCGTCAACGCGCTGTGGCATCACGCCGCCCCCTCCTCCTATCCCGCTCTCCTCGCCCCGGACCAGCCTGTCCCGGCCCGGTGGCGCAACTACCGAAAGGTGGCCTAACCCGATGGGCTCCCGAATCCGCACCGCACAGAAGCAGGCCCGCGAACTCGGCCGCCTGCGCACCGGCTACAGCATCCCCAACGACGACCCGAAGAAGCGGCCCCGCCCGGTGAAGTCGAAGACGTGGGTACTCAGCAGCCACGCCGAGCACTACGTGAACGCC